GGCATCACCGGCGAGCAGGCCGTGGAAGCGCGGCGTTTCCTCGCTCGGACGTTGCGCTCTGCCTGACGGCACCGGAGGCGACCGTGCTTGATGCCTTCGATCTTCTGGCGGACCGGCTCGAAGTGGAAGCCGACCAGCAGGGCACCGCCGAGGTGTACGCCAGGGACCCGGCGGCCTGGGCCCGAGACAAGCTCGGCGAACACCTCTGGTCGAAGCAGGTCGATATAGCCCTGTCCGTCCGCGACCACCGGCTCACGGCTGTGCAGTCCTCCCACGGAACGGGCAAGTCGTGGGTGGCGTCCCGGCTCACTGCATGGTGGTTGGACACCCATCCGCCGGGTGAGGCCCGCGTTGTCACCACCGCGCCGACCGGAGACCAGGTCAAGGCCATCCTGTGGTCCGAGATCAATGGGGCGTTCGCCAAAGCCCAGGCCCGAGGCAACCCGTTTCTCGGCCGCATCAACGAGACCGAGTGGAAACTCGGCAAGCGGCTCCTGGCTTTCGGCCGCAAGCCCTCCGACTACAACCCGCACGCCTTCCAGGGCATCCACGCCAAATACGTCCTGGTGCTCCTCGACGAAGCCTGCGGCATCAACAAGCAGTTCTGGACCGCCGCCAACTCCATCGCCACCGGCGAGCACTGCCGAATCCTCGCCGTCGGCAACCCCGATGACCCCGGCTCCTACTTCGCGCGCACCTGCGCCAACGGCCGCTGGAACGTCATCCGCATCTCAGCGTTCGACTCTCCGAACTTCACCACCGAGCCCGTTCCGGACGACGTCCGGCCCATGCTGATCGGTCAGTCCTACGTCGACGACATGAAAGCCGAGTACGGCGAACAGTCACCCACCTACATTTCCAAGGTGCTCGGCGAGTTCCCCTCGGACGCCGATGACGGCGTGGTCCGACTGTCCGCGATCCGCGCCTGCACGCAACCCCGAGACGCCCTGCTCGCGGAAGAGCAACTCACCCCGGTTGAACTCGGCGTCGACCTCGGCGCGGGCGGCGACGAGACCTGCATCCGCGAACGCCGCGGCATGCGAGTCGGCCGCGAATGGCGGTCCCGCGAAAGGGACCCCATCAAGGTCGTCGGCCTCATCCTTGAGGCCATCCGCACTACCGGCGCCACCGCCGTGAAGGTCGACTCCATCGGCATCGGCTGGGGCATTGTCGGATCCCTCCGCGAGAAGCGCGAGCAGGGCCTGCACCAGGCGGAAATCCTCGGCGTCAACGTGTCCGTCGCGTCCAGTCAGCCCAACCGCTTCCCCCGCCTTCGTTCGCAGATCTGGTGGGAGATCGGCCGGCGACTGTCCGAGGACGGCGCCTGGGACCTTTCCCAACTAGACGAGGACGACCGTGAGCGGCTCATCTCGCAGCTCACCGCACCCAAGTACACCCCCGACTCAAGTGGCCGCATCGTCGTCGAGCCCAAGGACGAGACGAAGAAACGCATCGGCCGATCCCCGGACAACGCTGACGCGCTCCTCCTCGCCTTCTACTCCGCGCCGGGCGGCTTCGACGAGGCGTCCGGCTGGCTCCGCGCCTTCTCCTCCAGCGCCTGACCATCAACAACGAGGGGGTGTCGTGGCCAAGAAGCGCAACCGCCGTCAGCCCCCACCAGCGGTCACCACCAAGGCGCCTCTCGCCCGCAACACCGCCGGCGCAGCCATGAGCAGCACCGAGATCCTCGCCGCAGCGTTCAACGCCGGCCGGACACTCGCCAGCGCATCCCCGATGCCACGCGACACCTTCCCCTACTCGATGGGGCCTGGCGTCCCCGGGGTGCCTGCGGCGCTGGACCCCTCCCGTCGCGACACCGGCCGCCCCGAGCCGCGCATCTCCGAGTACGACGTCTCGTGGAACCTGCCCGACGCCGGAAACCGGCACCGCCTCGTTCCGTGGAAGACGCTGAGGGACGCCGCCGACAACATCCCCCTGTTCCGGCGCTGCATCGAGATCCGCAAAAACGAGACCGTCTCCACCGAGTGGGACATCGCCCTCACTAAGCGGGCCGTGCAGACGGCGCAGCGCGCCAACCCCGGCGCATCCCGCGCCCAGATCGAGAACGACCTCCGCAAGGACCTCGACTCGCAGATCGACCGCATCCTGTCGTTCTGGAAGACCCCCGACCAGAGCAACGGCTACACGTTCGCAGAGTGGCTCGGGCAGCTCCTTGAGGAGCACTACGTCCTCGACGCCATCGCCATCTACCCCCGCTACACCTTCGGCGGGGACCTGTACGCCCTGGAAATCCTGGACGGCAGCACGGTGAAACCCCTGCTGGACCACCGCGGCGGGCGCCCGGCCCCTCCGTTCCCGGCCTACCAGCAGATCCTGTGGGGCTTCCCGCGCGGGGAATTCACCGCCGACACCAGCCGCGGCGACAACGGGCAGAGCATCACCGGCGGATACCCTTCCGACCAGCTCATCTACATTCGCCGCGCCGTGCGCACCTGGACGCCCTACGGCTATGCCGCCGTGGAGCAGGCGCTGAACGACGGCGACCTGTACATGCGCCGCTACCAGTGGCTGAAGTCCGAATACACCGACGGCGTCATGCCGTCCGGATGGCTGCAGCACTCCACCGCCGCCGGCCAGAACTCCTGGACCCCGCAGCAGCTCTTGGAGTATGAGCGGGACTTCAACGACTTCTATACCGGCGACTCCCACAACCGGCGCCGCTTCCGGATCCTCCCTCCGGGGCTGGAGCCCTCGGCCTCGCAGGATGCCTCCGAGCGGTACAAGCCCGAGTACGACCTGCACCTCATCAAGCTCCTCGCCTCCCACTTCGACGTGTCGATTTCGGAGCTCGGCTTCACCGAAGCCAAGGGGCTCGGCTCGGCCGGCTACCACGAGGGTCAGGCCGACGTGCAGGACCGCAAGGCGCGCCTGCCCATGCTGCACTGGCTCGCGTCGATCCTCACCGACATCTCCCGCCAGCACCTCCACATGCCTGAAGAGCTTGAGTTCCGGTTCCTGGGACTGGAGAGCGATGACGAGGCGGCGGCCGACGAGGTTGCGGGCGCCCGGGTCGGCGAAGCGCGGATGACCATCAACGAAGACCGCGACCGGATGAGCCTGCCGCGCTTCGACTTCCCTGAAGCAGACATGCCGTTCATCCGCACCAGCCGCGGCCTCGTCTTCATTGACGGCGCATCGAAACTCGTACCCGCCGGCGAGACCGTCGACCCGGTCGCCGGAGCACCGTTGAGGGACGAGGACTCCGACGGGGTACTTGATGCCCCCCAGGGCTCCGACGCCGACATTGGTGGTCCGGGCGACGACGACGGGCGCCCAGACGTACAGCGGGACGCCGCGGTCAAGGCTGAACGTGCCGCGTTCCGCCGGTGGAGCGCCAAGCGATCCAACAGTTCCCGCCCGTTCCAGTGCGCAGTCCTCACCAAGGCCGACGCACCCGACCTGGCTTCCGACGACCGGATCGTGTTCGCCGACCCGACACCCGGTGGTGATGACGGCCCAAAAGTCGGTAACACCCCGGCGGCCGACTGGCCCGGCTGGGACCACGACGAAGCAATCGCCGATGCCTGGACTACTCGCATCCAGCAGGTATCAGTCCGGGGGATCGACCCGCAGACCCTGGCCGAACAGTGGCTCTCCCGCCAGATGGCCAGGGCTGCACCGGCTGCCGAGACGGCACAAGAACCGCCCCCCGACAGTCATGCGGTACGGGACATTGCCGCCGCGGCAGCCACCGCATGGCTCCTCGATCAGGGGATCGACCTGACGGCGGGCCTCCTGCAGGTCGTCGGCGGACTCTGGCTGGAAGGCTGGGCGCTCGGAACTGCATCGGCAGCGGCCGTGCTCCGCGGCGAGCGGGTCATCAGACTGCCCTGGCGCCCCGGAGACGTGAGCAGTGCTCGCCGCAGCCTCACCCCCGACCAGGACCGTCAGCTCGCCGCCTGGTCCCGAACGCTGGCCGACACCCTTGAGGAGGTCGCAGGGCGACGCCGCAGCGCCCTCGGTGAGCTCCTCGCCCGCTTCCGCGGTGGCCGGCGCGACAGTACTCAGCTGGCGCAGGCCATCCGTGACCTTCTCGCCGATCCGGCCTGGGCTCGGCGACTCGCCCTGACAGAACTCTCCCGCGCCCAAGCGCAAGCCGCAGCAGCGGTCTACCGGGCAGCCGGGATCACCCGCTGGCAGTGGACCACCGAACCCGGCGCCTGCCCCGCCTGCCTGGCCAACGAGGCGGCAGGGCCGATCGCCCTGGGCCAGGCCTGGCCGGATGGCTCCTACTCGCCCCCTGGGCATCCCAACTGCCGGTGCTCACTGCTTCCGGCCCCCTGAAACAGGACACCGACGCCGCTACGGCGCAAGGAGACCATCCATGACCATCACGCGCGTCTATGCGGCAGACATCCTCAAGGCCGAGCGGAACGCCGACGGCGACCTCGTCGTCTTCGGTAAGGCCACCGGCCCCGACCTTGACCTCGACAAGCAGATCTGCGACCCGGCATGGCTCAAGACCGCCATGCCGGCGTGGATGCAGTACGGGAACATCCGGGAGCAGCACTCGTCCGTTGCCGCCGGGGTCGCCACCGACCTTGAGCAGGACGGCGACTCGTGGATGGTCCGCTCTGTCGTCGTAGACGCCAACTCTGCCCGGAAGGTGGAGAAGGGTGTCCTCAAGGGCTACAGCATCGGCATCAAAAACCCGCGCGTCGTCAAGGATGCGGCGGCGCCCGGTGGCCGCATCGTGGCCGGCGACATCGTGGAGGTTTCGCT